GGTAAATAGAGACAAAAAAATAAAACTCTAAGTGTTAAGCGCTAATTTCCTAAGTTTAACGTCTAGTGGAAAATAGTAAGTACATAGCAAATCATTAGTTCTAAACTATGCATTCAAGCATTATTTATCGCATAACTGCGGATATTTAACCCATATTCTAGGAAACAATTTTAACGAGTTGAGTTCGTCTCGTTGCTACACTTATTTACGCCGTGTGCCCGGCGGGTATTTTAACGTCGCCACCCGGACGTTTCGGATACTATTACAGCAATAAAGCGCCTACACCATTTAAGACCTTGGATACGTGGGGCATGATGTTGGTAAGAGTGCTAACTACAGAGCCGGCCCCTCTAACAATATTTTGGAGTGTTTTCTTGTGCGTCGGATTTTCCATTGCGCGATTATATTGTGCTAAAGCTGATAATATTCCTCCCATGATTGCATCAGATCCTATTTGAGAATCTGTGGCCACAACCGTGGATGTAGTGGAGTACTCAAAATTTGTGATTACACGAAGGTAACCTATCAAAGTTTGACCAGTGCTTCCCGAAGGAGGAGTATAATTTCCACTTACTACTATGAATGGGTAATTATATTCTAAAGATGCGCTATAAGATCTCATTTGCAAATCTAGTAGCATCTCAGGTGAATAGTATGTATAAGAGCCTTGAGCCAAATTTCCTTGGTAGAACCGTTTCACTAAGTTCTGAGAACAGAGACTTTGAAAACTAGTGAATTCATATCCTTGAGGACTAAATACTATTGACTGTCGATCACCCGGCAATAATGCTGTAGCAATATTGCCTCCACGATTAATCTCTGGTAATGTGCAACAAAAATGAACTTTCATTCCAGAGGGTCTGATTCGCTCTACTAATGGATTCGAGCTAACCGGGGTGGCATCTAGCACTGTTGAAGTTATATCCCAATTTAACTGCAGTAAATTTCCGACAAGGTTTGTCGCGCCGACATCTTCATATACTACTGAGTACAGAACCCTCTTTGTGGGAGTTGGAGGTTGAGTAATATAAGTCGAGGCTGCAAACAAAGCACTTATCGCGTTAGTTATGGAAGCTCCCATGCCTGTTGGAGCTCCCATCATGCCTTTGGCATATTTGAAATACTTGCCTGTGTTTATGACGAGAGAGGGGTGACCTATCCCTGTAGTGGATGCAGTTAAAGATATGCGCATTGAATCAGCAGCAAAATTGGCATAATTTGGCGCGACAGGGGAAATAAGGTCCACTTCCCATGCGCAAAGCGCAAACCGCGTTATGACAGCATTGATATTGAGATAATTTGCATTATAATTAGTTGGATGCATCCATTTACCATAATCAGAGGTATAGGAAACGAAATTCGAGAGCATGTTCGAATAAAACGTTCCATTAGGTATTGCAAAAAGTCCGAAAGTAGGTGTAAAACCTAGATCCGGTGAATAAACTCCTGCAGGGTAATGTTCAAATCCAGTGTTATTTGTGCCAGTTTGTCCATCAACTATAGGACTCTCATTTACAAGGTTCACGATATCTACGCCGTATGCTAAGCTCCAGCTATTCTGCACCAAGGTCGGTGCTAACAGCGTGTTTAGATTCGGATCATATTTAACGGGCATTCCATTTGAAGTGTTGATGAAGGCTGCATTACTACTGAAGTTGGTATCACCTGAAGTGTTATTCCAAATTCCTAACTTGTAAGTACGTGGCACAATTGGTGCTCCCAACGTCGGTTGGGCTACAATTGTGAAGCGACCACCACTTACCGATGAATCTGCATAGATTGGAAATTCTACTTTAGAAGTATAAAGAGCCGTCTGATCAGTTACACCATCCACTAGGCGCGAGTTGCCACTATCAGGATCCAGGATGTTGCAGATATTCTCCGCAACCGCCTGTTCTAATGTGCGACTATTTTGCGCTGATAGTTCCTTCACTAA